TGGACCAAAAGGTGATTCTGGACCAAAAGGTGATTCTGGACCAAAAGGTGATTCTGGACCAAAAGGTGATTCTGGACCAAAAGGTGATTCTGGTCCAAGTGGTGAAAAAGGACCAAAAGGTGATTCTGGATTTACAGGTTCAACAGGTATAACCGGTCCAACTGGTACAAAAGGAACTACTGGTTCTACCGGACCTAAAGGTGATTCTGGCGCACAAGGAGTTCCTGGCGCACAAGGAGTTCCTGGCGCACAAGGAGTTTCTGGCGCACAAGGAGTTTCTGGCGCACAAGGAGTTTCTGGCGCACAAGGAGTTCCTGGCACACAAGGAGTTCCAGGAATATGTGATTGTAGTTGCGTAGAATATATCAATACATTTGCAACAAAATCAATAATACCAGGACCTCAAGATGTAAAAATAATATACAACATACCAAATACAATAAATTTCATAGTTTATGGATTTGATAAAAATGGAAATCCAAAAAATTTGTATGTGAGAACAGGTGAAGAATCTAATGAAAATGGAATTGGTTTTGTAAATATACTAGATAATGAAATTGATAATAAACATTTTGTTCAAATTGACCTCGGTGATTTTATAAGAAGAAAAAGTTTAAAATGTATGGATCCAAAAATAAAAATAGGAAGTATTCAACCTACAGAAGGATATGCTATTTATGGATCAAATATATTGGGACAAATAGGAACTTTATTGTACACTTATATAAATCCAATAAATGTATTAAATATATCAAATGAGACGACAATACCATCATATGATACAACTGATTTATCTATTTTAGGAGATATCTATAAATATGGTACAATTCCATACCGTTACATTTCAATAACTGCATTATCTGGTAATGTCATATTGAATGTAATGACACTTTATCTATGTAATTGTTAAACAAATTTCCATTATTTATTATATAACATATAACATATAATATGCAATATTTCCAATATTTAGCCGAATTCACAGGTTCTCTTTTCATTGTTTTTGTCATTATTTATTCAGCAAATCCACTCGCAATTGGCGCAGCATTTACACTAGTGTATGCGTTGGCCAAAACAACTGCAAATCCTGCCGCGACCATTGCAACTGCATTTTATAAACGAAAATACGACGTAAATTTCGATATGGCGTCTGTTATCCCTATTATCATATTGCAATGTCTGGGCGCATTGGTTGCAATTGAACTATACAAACGAGTACATTAACTGTAACTGACATAAATTTTCAATCACCAGAATCTGCAAAATAATTGTTCATATTTTTAGCGTGATGATTGTACAAAATAACAATATCTAAATATCTATCAAATTTTCTTTTGGTACTTCATTCAAATATAATAATTATTCATTTGACAATGGTTCAAAATTTCGTATTTTTTTACAAAAATTATAATATTTTTTGTCAGAATAATTTTTTGACAAAATAATGTTCGATACAAAAGTCACCATTGATTCAGGTCGCACTTTTTCATTGGTTCTCCAATTCCAAAATAAATTATAAAAATATGTGAGCATTTAGGTTTAGGTTTTTAATAAAAAATTTAATTATAATAATCAATCAATTTTTTATCAATATAAATAATAATATAATAAAAAATCGATATATACAATAAAAAATCAATATATATATAATAAACCATATAAATGCCCGAAACATATGACGTAATCATCGTCGGCGCAGGAATGGCCGGATTGTATACAGCATTTCTCTTGAAATCGAGCAATCCAAAAATATCCCTGTTGGTAATTGAACAGAATCCCAGGCAACATGTAGGGGGTCGTGCCAACACGGAATTATTCTATGGCGCGAAAATTGCGATTGGCGCCGGGATAGGTCGCCAAAAAAAAGACAAATTACTCGCTGGACTCATGCGATATTACAAAATGCCAGTAAAAAAATACACAGTCGAACATCATATTGCCACAACACATTATATTGATGTAAAACAAACTATGCAAAGACTCAAAAAAGAATACGAAAAAAAAGCGCCAAAAAATCCCCAGACATTCAAAGAGTTTGCAAAACGCGTTCTCGGTGAAACAGACTACACTAGGTTCATATACTCAACTGGATTCACGGATTACGAAGAAGAAGACGCATATGAGACGATATACGAATATGGAATGGAAGACAACCTCGATGGATGGGAGGCGTTTTCAGTGCCATGGCACGACCTGGTCGAATCATTATATAAATCTGTAGGTACTTCCAATTTCATTTTTGGCAAAAAAGTGACACAAATATCTACAAATATCGAGAACGACAACGACGACGACAAAATAATAAATGTGAGAACCATATCGAATGTGTCGTCGAATAATATGAACAATTACTCGGCGAAAAAAGTGGTGATGGCGACAACAGTCGACGCATTACGCCAAGTGTTTCCGAAAAACGCGATTTACAATGATATAGAACCGCAACCCTTTATGCGTGTATATGGCAAATTTGACAAATCATCTGTTGGTATTTTGAAACAAGTTTTGCCAGGATTTACATATGTGGATTTACCAATACAGAAAATAATACCTATAGATAGAGACAAAGGTGTGTATATGATAGTTTATAATGACAATGCGAGTACGTTGGCATTAAAAAAAAAGTGCGAAAATAATTTGAAAAATCGCGAATTTTACGAAAAAAGTTTGGAAGATGTATTGGCATTACCAAAAGGTTCTCTTCATTTGATTGCGATTCGTTCGTTTTATTGGAAATATGGAACACATTATTACAAACCTTTGAATAAATCTCTTTACAAAACACGCGATGAATTTATCAGAAAGGCTCAAAGACCGTGTGATAATATATACGTAGTGGGTGAATTAGTTAGTCGGAATCAAGGATGGACAGAAGGAGCATTAGAAAGTGTAGTTGAAATAATTCGTGAAATATAAATATTTATTTTGGTAGTTGTAGATCTAAATTTTCTATTAATTTTTCTTTCAAACTTTCTTTATCTACTTCAATAATTTGATCATTCACTTCAAACATAATAATATTGTTTTCTTTATCAAAATCAATATCAGTAACAGTACCTTGAGGTGTTGTTTCAAGTTCTTCAGATGTTTCTCTTTCAAGTCCTTCAGGTGTTTCTCTTTCAGGTCCTTCAGGTGTTTCTCTTTCAGGTCCTTCTATTTCTCCAAATTTTCTTTTTGTACCACCATGTTTAGTATTACGTTTTTTAGTAGCACCATGTTTAGTATTACGTTTTTTAGTACCACCATGTTTAGTATTACGTTTTTTAGTAGCACCATGTTTAGTACCACCATGTTTGGTACCACCATGTTTAGTATTACGTTTTTTAGTATTACATTTTTTACCACCACTTATACCCAAAATTTTCATAAGTTTATCTAATAATCCAGAATTTAATAATAATGCAAAACATGCGGATGCAATACATATATTCAAAGTTCGACCATTTATCAAAGTTGCCCTATCTATTTCTTCTAGTCTTAATCTTCTTCGTTCCTGGTCAACTACCCTATCTACCACCTGCGACAAAATGGTTGAAGAATGTAGTGGTTCTTTCTTTCTTTCATCAATGATGTGTCTTGCAAGACGTTTGAAATCTGCACCTGTAAGTTTTTTGTATTCTCCTTCTCTTACAATTGATCTACATGTAGGATCGTGAATATAAATTTTTGTGAATCCCATTTTAGTAAAATAATAATATATTTCTGTCAAACTTATCATTTTTTTTGAAGAAATTTTTTTAATCATATTATCTCTATCATATTGTGTAACACATTTATTTGCCCAATATTCCATTGTTGACATTGTTATATTCATATTCGCAACATGAGTACTTTCTCCTTCCAATGTAAATTTCATATCTTCTGGATTTGAAGATTTCATAACAGTAATACCATACAAAGGACATAGTAATTTAGATTCGTCTCGTGTTTTAAGACATCTTTTATACCTTTTCGTTAATGTACCATCATCATATTCTTCGAATATACATTTTGAACAATTTTCATGTGGATTTGCTTCTAAATAATAAAATCGTTCTCTCAATGGTTGTGTAAAAGCAAACCCACCACCTGGATATTCAATACCAAAATTTTTGTAAAATTTTCTTAAATGTGAGATACACGATGTTATTAATGAACGTTGATTTTGAACTCTCTTTTCAAAATAAAATTCTTTCAAAAAATTAACAGCAGCTTCATCCAGTGATTTATCTCCACAAATACGAGGACCAACCATAAATCCAACTTGACCTGGAATTGAACTATAAGACAATAATTCCAAATTACCTAAAGGAAAATTTGGATTATATTTTTCATAATCTTCTTCTCCATGTCCTTGAATAAATATTGTAATTTCCATATATAATTTTATATATATATATATATGTATATATAGAATGCCATCGACTAAAAACAAAACACGAAAAGGTGGATATAGATTTAGTAGTAAAAATAAATCGAAATATTCTAATTTTCAACAAAAAATAGCGAAAAAACAATACAATAATTACAAAAGAAGTTTTTCAAAAAAATCGAATCGTACAATACGTTCGAATTCTAAAAAAACAAAAACGTAACATAAAAAATAAAACAAAGTTTATTTATTTTTTTCTAAAATACGGTACAATATAAAAAGACCGACAACTGTGGCCGAACCAATGAAAAACTGGGAAATACGATCATCGCGAACTTTGTAAGGACTAGGATAATTATAGTCTCTTTCTGTTTCTTTTATAAAAGTTCTATTGTATTCAGGAAATCCATAATCATAACGAAATTTTGGTATTTCGAATTTTGGCATTTTTAAAATTGTTTGTTGGTAATTGAAATATACAGGTTGTTTTTGTGGTTCAGAAGCAGGTGGCCCAATATCGTTATCTTTACCTAAAGTATGACCTAAAGAATTACCTAAATTTTCATGACGACCTAAATTTGCATCAGGATTAATGACATTTTCATAAGACATAATTTTATATATTATGCCTTATAATTTATTTTTTGGATCTTTTATGCGTCATTCTTTTTCTTCTTTTTTTCGTAATTCTTTTTTTGAATCCACCTAGAATTGTCGACAAATGAAAGTCTTCTTGTGCCTTTTCCTTCTGAAATGCTCGATTTTGTTCTTTTTTCGTTACTGAATAATTTCTTTTACTAATTCGTTCATCAATATCCAAAGAAATAGGTTTTATGCTACCACTACATTCGCCATTTTCAATATTGTCATTCAACATCTTGTCAATCGCACATGTTTTAAACAAATCCAAAATAGGAATAAATGAATCATTCTCATTCACCATTGTTTCGTATTTGATAACTTGATTTTTATCTATTGATTCAGGTGTTTCATCGTCATATAAATACAACAATGGGAGAACCGTTTTTTCTTCTTCTGCAAAACCAAAGCCTTCATGAGTACAATTTCTTATAGCACGACCAACAATTTGAAATAATTTAGACATATTCGAAGTATTGTGTAATAAATGTACATAACGAACCCGCTTCAATGTAATTCCTTCAGCTGCGGAAGTATTCAATATCACCACTTGGCACAAATTCCCATTCATGTTTCCAGGACTATTAAATAAATCTATACACGATTGCTTATCTTTTTTCGAAGTATGTCCTTCGTTTGCATAGTGGATTTCATGAATATCGGACCGCGGGTTTGTTGAATGTTTTGTAAAAAACGGATTAGGACTTTTATCATTATCGATAACATCACCAGAATCACCAGTCAAAAACATATATCTTCTTTGTACTTCATTTGGAGAACTACGATGAGTACCAATACGAAATTCTTCTAGCCCATTTGCATTTAGTGCCCTTGCAAATGGTATATTTGCTTGATAATATTGACTGAATACAATATGCAAATCATTTGGTTTAGCCTTTATACTTGATATGATAGAGTCCATTTTGATACTATGATTTGCCAAATTACCGATTTGCAATTCTTTTGCAAAAACACTCGCGACTTTTTCATCTTTTTCATACGTATCTTTCCATATATATTCAATCAATGTACCCTTCATTGATTCTTTTGCGAATTTATTCGCCTTTTCTAGAGTATCAAACGCATGTTGTGTTGTTTGAGTATAAGGCCTTCTTTTATATGCCAAATAGTTTTCATGTTTCAATTTTTTGATAGAATCCTCAAATTCCTTGAAATTTGCATATCCGCCATCACCTTTCAATAATTGCATGAAATTAGAACTTACCATTTGATAATCAGGAACACTGTAGGTAAATTGTCGCATGTTTGCACTGAATATCTTCTTGAAATACGAGTTTTCGGGTTCTCTTTCAGAAGATTCAATACTTTTCAAATAATTGATGGCCTCTTTTTGACCATTACCAACAACACTTTGCATATTCATTTTTACAACATAGTAAAATAAATTGGATGCATTGTTCAATCCATAATATAGTTGGCATGGATAACGGCTGAGTTGCGGAATAAGACCGTATAATTGGGATATTTCTTGAATATAATGTACTCTTGGTAATATTTTATCAATGTTTCCAAAATACGATAGTTTTCCAATGGTGTGTCTTTGGAAATAGTCTTTGTCTCCTTGCAATTCTGCTTTTCTGATAGATGTTGATTCGTAAGCGTTCAAACTTTCTAAACTCACTGCATTTGATAATGAAAATGAACGTACACCAGACGCATTATTTTCTAGTTTATTTTGAATATGAAACAAAAATTTTCGGTCTGGTTTTTCTAAAAATGTTGTAGGAAATGGAATAAAAAAATCGTGAAAATCCGCTGCCATCAATTGACGTAAATGTTTCAAAAATAAAGGTTCGAAATCGCTGTGAGTTATTGTGGAATCAATGAATGTCAAGTTCAAAGGCATTTGATATATGTATTGCGGTGGTTCTGATGCAGGTCTATCTGGTGTATCCGGCACTTCGACCTGTTCTTTGTACATGGCACGAACATCTAATAAATCGTCTTTTGATACATGTGAATATTCTCTTGAATAAACGAGACCTTTGTATTCATGTGTTGAATCAAAAGAGTTTACATAACCATATGGATTTTTGTAAATTATAAAATCACCGTCGTCATTGACGCTGCTTTCTTGGAAATCAATCATTTTCAATAATTCACGGGCAGCACTATTTTTTTCGGGAGTATCAAATCCTTTCATTAAAAATGTGCGTAAATTCTCCTGTGTAAAAGACATACCTTTGACTATAAATCTAGGTCTAGACCCACTCATCATATTCAAAAGTAAATACAACTCATTTTCGCTTTTTTCAATAGGTGTTCCACTCAAACACACGGATTTTATATCTTGTCTATGAATCATGTGATTGTAAAATCGTATAAATGATGTGCCTTTTCCACCATGTGCATTTGGTTTTGTTTGTTTTACAAATGAATTATTGATTTTATTCAATAGTATTTGCGACTCATCGAGAATTATCAACTTTCCGTCCATTCTAGGGTAAAATTCTTCTTTGAAATTATTCAAATTTCCATTTGAACTTAAAAATGCATAATCGGACATATCTGCAACCAATGTTTCTTCTTCTTCAGCAATGCCACTTTCAGCAACGCCACTTTCAGCAACGCCACTTTCACTAAATACGCTTTGATTAACAACATCTCTTATTTTATTAGTAATATGAAACCCACATGTATCTAATTCTTTTGCAAAATTATCTCTCAACATTGCAGGAGCAATCACGCATATATCTTTGTATCTTCGCATATAATTCGAAATAAAAATAGCACTGCATGTTTTTCCACTACCTAAACCGTGCCACAATGTCAATCCTTTGCTAGGATTGTGTATATCGAAATACCGCGACACAAATTTCTGTTGTTCTTGTGATTGAAAACTCGAAGATCCACATTTTGCACTTTGCTCTTGTTTCCAATAATTACATTTGTATTTGTCCAATAATTTACCTTTTACATGTTCGACAAATTGCTTATCTGTTGTTTTGTACATACAATAATATTATATACTATGAAATAATATTATATTTTCATTTTTACGTTTTACGTTTTACCATAGGTACTTTCGTTTTACCATGTACCTTTACTTTCGTTTTACGTTTTACCATGTACCTTTACTTTCGTTTTACGTTTTACCATGTACCTTTACTTTCGTTTTACGTTTTACCATGTACCTTTACTTTCGTTTTACGTTTTACCATGTACCTTTACTTTCGTT